AACAGTTGATCGAACTGACGACAAAGGGCGCGGTGGGTGGTGCGGCGACGTCTGTGGCCGGATGGGCCTCAGAGTTGGTGCCCTACACCATCATGGACGACTTTATTACGTATCTCCGTCCACGGACCTTGCTCGGCAAGTTCGGCGTGAATGGCGTTCCGTCACTGCGGCGTGTGCCCTTCAATACGCGCGTGTCTGGGTTCAGTGCGGGCTTGACGGCCAACTGGGTCGGGGAAGGCCTGCCGATTCTCCTGAGCAAAGCGACGTCGTTCACGACCTCGCTGACCTGGGCCAAGATTGCGGCACTGGCGGTGCTGACCAAGGAAGAAATTCGGTTCAGCAATCCGAACGCCGAAGCAAAGGTGCGCGACGACATCGCGGCGTCGATCATCGCCAAGCAGGATCACGACTTCATCGATCCGTCGAAGGCTTCGTCTGCCAACGTGTCGCCGGCGTCGATCACGTATCAGACCGTGCCGATTCTGACCACTGGCACGACCGCGGCCACGTTCCGCACGGACTTCGCCACGTTGCTCGCGACCTTCGCGACGGCCCTGTTGGACCCGTCCGATATCGTGATCATCATGTCGACGGTGGATGCGCTGAACATCTCACTGATGGTGAGTTCGCTCGGCATGCCGTTGTTCCCTGGCATCTCGATGGCGGGCGGCAACCTGCTGGGCTTCCCGGTCATTACGACGGAACAGAACGTGTCGATCGGGTCCCCGTCGTCCAACATCATCGTGGCAGTCAAGGCCGGCGATATTTACCTGGCCGACGATGGCGTCGTGACGGTGGATGCGAGCGACCAGGCCAGCGTCGAAATGGTAGACAGCTCGAGCCAGAGCGGCGTGAGCGGCACGGGCGCCTCGCTGGTCAGTTTCTGGCAGTCGGGATTGGTCGGATTGCGAGCCGAGCGCGAAATCACCTGGAAGATTCGTCGGACGGGCGCGGCGCGTTACATCTACAATTCGGCGTATAAGGCATAACGTCGGTTCAGGCCGGGGCGGGCCTCGTCGCGATAGACGAACCCGCCTCGTTTCTCTTGCGTTTAAGGGAGTCGGATGGCCTTCGACAATTACACCATTCATCGGTATCGGGTGCTCACTGAGACACCGGACGGCCATCGTGCGGGCGAAGTCATTGACCTCACTGAAGACGCGGGCGATATCCTGATCTCGGTCGGGTCGGTCGAACGCGTTCCTGATGAGGACGCCGAACCCAAACGCGGCAGTTATAAGCGGCGTGATTTGCGGGCGGAGCGGTGAAGATTCAGATCGGGCGATTCTCGCTCGAGACCCAACCCAAAAAAGACGTCAGTATCGGAGACGGGATTACGCATCTCCCGGCCTCGACCGCTGGCTGGTGGCCGGTCATCAGGGAAAGTTTTGCCGGCGCGTGGCAACGGGGCGTGACGGTGCCTGTCGAAGATGCATTGGCCCATCCGACGTATTGGGCCTGCGTCACCCTGATCGCTGGCGACATCGCAAAGATCCGCCCGAAACTGGTCGAAGAGGTGGACGGGATCGACGTCGAAGTGGAGCGCAATTCGCCCTATGCGCCCGTGCTCGATCGACCCAATCACTACCAAAACCATATCCAATTTTTTACCTATTGGATGATGTGTAAGCTCATGCGCGGCAATGCCTATGCGTTGAAGGCACGGGACAGCCGTGGCATTGTGACGGACCTATATCTACTCGACCCGTTGCGCGTGCGCCCGTTGGTGTCGACCGATGGCCAGGTCTACTACGCCTGTCAACAGGACTTGTTGGCCGAACTGACCGAGGCCTCGATTGTCATACCCGCTCGAGAGATCATCCACGATATCGGCTTCGCGCCCTATCATCCGCTGATTGGCTTGTCGCCGGTCTACGCCTGCGGCGCGGCGGCGATGCAATCGCTGACGATCAACCAGAATGCCTCTCGACTCTTTAACCGTGGCTTCCAGGTCGGCGCGATTCTCACGGCGCCTGGCCAGATCAGTGAGAACAACCAGAAGCGTCTCGAGAAGTATTGGGAAGAAAACTACGCTGGGCCCGATAACGTGGGAAAAATTGCCGTGCTCAGCGACGGCATGAAGTTCGATCAACCTGGCGTGATGTCGGCCGTCGATGCCGAAGTGATCAGCCAGTTGAAGTGGAATGACGAGAAAATCTGCGCCGTGCATCATGTGCCGCCCTACAAGGTCGCGGTCGGACCGCTTCCGTCGTATAACAACGTCGAGGCCTTAGGCCAGGACTATTACGGCCAGGCGCTGCAGTATTACTTTGAGGCCTTGGAACTCTGTCTGACCAAAGGGTTGGAGCTCGAGGATGTGCGCCGGCCTGATGGCGGGGTTGGGTATGAGGTGGAGTTCTGCACCGAAGACCTCGACCGCATGGATTCCGTGCAGCGCATGGAGGTGGCCACGAAGGGCGTGACGGGCGGCATTTTCAAACCGGATGAAGCGCGTGCGCGATTCAATCTGCCTCCGGTGCCTGGTGGCAATCAGGTCTACTTGCAGAAGCAGAATTGGCCATTGGGCGATCTCGGCAGCGATGCGGTGATGCCGGCGCCTGCGGTGACGGTGACGCCAGTGGCCGCACCGAAACCTCCCGAATTGCCTCCGGTGCCGGCGAAAGCACTCGATGGCCATGAACTCCTGTCCAAGGTGATCCAAAGGCTGGCCGCATGACCGACATTGACACGATTGCGGACGTGATCGCGGCGGCTGTGCGCGTGTCAACGAAGCAGATGGCCGACTCGCAGGCCGCGATGAGTGCCCAGATGGGCGCCCTGCAGGCGATGCAGGCCACGCACGGCGCGATGCTCACGCAACTGTCGACGGATATGGCGGCCTGCCTGACGCGCATGACGGCGTGTGAGCAACAGATGGCCGAGATGATGGCCGATGACTCGGCCGAGGATCAGACCGATCCGGCTGATGCGACGGAGATGGCCAATCTGAGGGCCGATCTCATCACGTTGAAATCCGCAATCGAGAGTCTGCCCGTGCCACGGGATGGCAAGGACGGCACATCGGTCGACGTCGATGAACTGTCGGGATTGATCCAGCGGAAGATTGATACATCGGTGCTGCGTGAGGACATGCATCATCTTTCTGGAGAGGTCGTCACACTGACACGATCGATGCAGGCACTGCCAGCGGTGGAAGCCTCCGTGCCAGTCCTGACCGAACGTGTAATCCGCATTGAGCACGGCCTCTCGGCGTCGACCGGCCGGATTGCTGACGTCGAAATCAAAGCGGCCTTGATGCCGAGTCTCGAGCGTGACCTCCGACTGGCGCAGCGTCGACTGGACGACACCGAGCTGCGAATGTCCTCAGATACGGTGGCATCGGAGGACGTGATCAAAGTCTTCACCGAAGCCCTCGCGCACGAACTGGAACGCCTAGAGGTTCAGACGGCACAGTCGTCCTGACGGGCATGCTGTCGCTGCTGACCGCATCCGATCGCCTCTACCTGGTGCTGGATGCGGTCTCGCGCCTCGATGTCCATGCCTCCTGGTGTGATCAATCCGCGACTGGCGAGACGGTCGGTGATTGCTCACTGAGTCTGACCGACCCTGGGCGCGTGGTGCTGGTCGATGCGCCAGCGTCTGGCGTCGCGCGTCGGATTACCGCGCTCCTCTTCAAGAATCGGTCACGGTCCGCGTGTGATCTGGAACTGCTGCACACGGATGTCGACGTGGCGCCCGTGCGGCACTTGGCGGCCGGCGAGACCCTGCAATGGGCGGCCGATGGCTGGACGGTCTTTGCTCCCAATGGCTCACGCAAGGGCATTGGTGATACCGGCGCACCGGGGATTCAGGGTTCGCCAGGACGACAAGGACCGACCGGTCCGCAAGGCGAACTTGGTCCCACTGGACCGATCGGGTTCTCTGGCGCACGAGGACCAACGGGACCGACCGGACCATCGGGGAAAGATGGACCAACCGGATCGACTGGTGCCAAGGGCGAGAAGGGCGATCAAGGCCCGCCTGGACCGTCAGGTCGGATCTACTACATCGGTGGTGTCGATGGGGGAGGCACCGGTG